AGCGCGTGTCGATGTCGGTGTGGCTGTAGGAGAATTCCCCGTCGATGTTCTCCCAAGTGAAGAGCGCCGAGGGATTCCGCGGCTTGTCGACGACGAGCCGCCATTCGCCCTGGCCGTTGTCCCACGCGGTGCCGCCGCAAGCGCCGGCCATCCACCGGATGAACTCGTCGCTTCGCTGCGCCTCGGTGACGACGAGGTTCATGGAGAAGCGGGGGTGGGTTCCGCCGTCGCCGTTGGTGACGAGCCCGCTGGCATATTTGGACAGCTCGAGCGCGTCCCACTTGTTGAGGTGCGCGCCAGGGGTCAGCCGGGCGAGGCCCGAGAGCGAGTCTGAAATAGCGTCGTTGATGATCCAGGCGGGATCGTTGGTGTAGGCCTTTGCCCACGAACCGTCCCAGATCGTGCCGGTGTAAGCCCGCGTGGTCGGGTTGAACACGGTCGACGGCGGCACCTGAACGATCTTCGTCTCGTAGATGCCGCTGACTTCCGGCACGCCCGTGAAATTGTCGCTGGCCTTGCCGAAGAGCTGGAGCCAGGAGACGCCGCGCCAATCCTCCTGCGTCCCGAGCTTCGGGTTATAGACCGCAGTCATCGACTCCCAGCTGATCGTGCGCTTTTCGAAGTTCGGGTCGGCGTCGAGGGTCGCGACCTCGTTCAGGCGAACACGAATGTCCCAGCCCTTGTTGGCGTAGACGCCGGTGTTCGGGACCTTGATCCTCAGCTCTTTGACGAACGGGCTGGTCGTCTTGCCGGTGATCGCCAGGAAAGTGGAATAGGTGCCGGCCGGCGCTGTGTCGGGCTGGCTGCTTTGCGTCGCCTCGGTCTGGTAGATCTGCGTCGACCCGCCGGTCATCACGATGCCCGTCTCGGGATCGGTCGCATAGCCGCTGTTGACCGTGTAGCCGCTGTCGGATTGCGGCGGGGTCGTGTTCCCGTTCGAGGCGAAGGGGTTGATCCAGGTCGTCGTGCCCGTCGGCTTCATCTGGATCTCGAGGTTGGCGGTCGTCTCGTAGATGCCGTCCGCGTCCTGGCGGTAGAGCTGGCTGACGACGAAGCGCAGGTCGATCGCCTCGGCGTTGGTGTTGGTGACCGTGCGCGTGACCCAGGTGCCGGTCCCGGGCCCGCCGGTGTTGGCAAGCGTGACGTTGATCGCCGTCGGTGCGCCCGCGGCGCCGAGCTGGAGGTTGCAGATCTGCGGGAACTTCAGCGGGTCTCCGTCGGCGAAGACAGCAGTGAAATTCTGGAAGTTGAGGTTACCGCTGGTGTCCTCGATCGGAGTGTCGTTGACGCGAATGTTCTTCATCCCGTCGACCGGCCCCTTGATCGGGCCTACGCACAGTCCAAGAAGGCCTTCGAACGTGTCATTCGAGCGCAGCGTGTCGGGCTTCTGGACGAAGCTCGTGCTGCTACTGCTGCCGCTGCCGCTGTCCCCGCCACCTGAGCCGCGAAATTCGATGTCCATCGTCGAGCCTATGCCCTCACCATCGCGGTGAACTCACGATGGTGCTGTGGATTAGGCTGCGAAGGCGCGGCGGGACTGGGCCGGCTTGAACGACAAGCGGTCGCGGACCTCCTTGATGCCCAGCACGCGCCGGCCGACTTCGCCGTAGGTGCGGCTTCGCAGGATGACGCTGATGCATTGCCGGCTGCTGTAGCCGTGGTCGTGGGCGTACTTGTCGGGAGCCGCGAGGATGTTGAAGCTCTCGATGATGATCCCCGGATGCTCCTTGGCGACCATCTTGTGGTGGATGTGGCCGATGTCGATGTAATGGAACTCGGTCTCGCCGTAGTCCTGGCGGAACTCGGTGGTCATGACGCCGCAGAGCCGATCGGGGCGGCACTGGTCCGAGTGATGGGTCATCACCAGCGTGTTGCCCATCCGGTAGCCGATGAAGACGTTGTCGTTGTTGAGGATATTGACGCGCCCGCTGTCGCCATAGGCAACGCGCAGGAGCTCAGCCATCCAGATGTCGTTGGTGCGGCTGTGGTTGCCCTGGTTGACGATGACGTCGACGCGCTGGGCCTTGGTCAGCGCCTTGTCGACGATCCAGCGCATGACGCGGCTGTAGACCTTGATCATCTTCGGGAAGCGGCCGTCAGCGTCGAGCTTGTGGCCGCTGGCCTCGGTCTCGGCCTTGAAATTCTCGTAGTGCGTGAAGTCACCGAGATCGTTGATGACGATGACCTCGCTGGCCGGCAGTTCGTCGATAAGAAGGCCGATCGCGCCGCAGAGCTCGCTCTCGGCGATCTTGAGGTCGAAGTTCTGGCCCGTCTCGGCGGCGTGGGCGAGCATGCCGAAATGGGCGTCGCCGATCTGGATCCAGGGGATGATGTCCGACTGATATTCGAGCGGCCCTGCCGGCACCTCGACGGGTTCGACGCCTTCGACAAAGCTCTCGACTGCCTCCTGGATGAGCTCGAGCCATTTCTGTTCGTCGAGCCTGGTCTTGGTCCACTGCAGCACGACCTCGCGATCGCCGTTCGGGTGGACCTTCTCGAGCGTGGAGTGCCCGCGCGCGATGAACGGCTCGGGGATGGGCGAGTTGAGGTTGCAGGCCGGGGCGTAGCCGTGGGCCGCAGCCTTCTTCTCGACGGCGGCAATCGCACGGTCGATCGAGCGGCGATGGATGCCCAGCTCCTTCGCCGCGGCGCGCTTGCTGCCGTTGTTGCGGTAGACCGCCTCGATGACGCGGGCCTGGGCGGGCGTCGCCCACTCTCTGAGACGTAGGTCGATCTGCATGAGAATCCTTAGCTGGTGGTGTGGGGGAAGGACGTCGTCACGAGATCGGACGAGTCAGATTGAAGCGAGAGCCAGTGACCGGCGAGCTTGACCCGGCCCCAGGCCATGATGATCAGGGTGCCGATCGCAGTCGTGTTCTGGTTGATGCCGAGATACTTGGACGGCGGCGGGTCGTTGGACTTGTCGACCGACGGGGCCTTGAAGCTGAGCTCGGAGATGCCGGCCATCATCAGGCTGGCGCCGAGCGACATCAGGCCCATGCCGTAGATCTGCAAACCGGGGATGAACATCATCACCGCACCGGCAATGAACAGCACGGCACCGATGATGACCTTGGCAGTGCCGCCGCCCCCGTACATCGCCGGCATGACGTGGATTTCCTTGGCGTCCGTCGGCGCCCGCAGGAGCTCTTCGGTCGGGTAATCGATCACCTCGACCGCGAGGTCGCGATCCCAGTCCGGGAGCTGCCGGGCAAGGCCGTTCACGGCCTCGGACGGAATGTCCGTCTGGATTTCGAACTCGCGGCCATATTTCTCGGCGAGGAGGCCGTGGAAGATGACCTTCATGCCCGCACCACGATGCCGCCCTCGACGACCCTATAGGCTTCGACGGCCGGCTCTCCCTTGCGGACGCCGACGATCAGGTGGATGAGCCGCGGCCAGGCGCGAAACCCCTCGAGATCCTCTTCCGATAAAGTCGGGTCCTGGCCGGGGTGGGTGTGCCAGGTTGCAACTGCCCCCTGCTCGACGTGCTCGAGGAAGGCCTTCGGTTCGATGCGGAAGCCTTTGACTGGGTCCTCGTGAATGTTGGGGAGCGCAACGACGCAGCCGTTGTCCATGACGACACCGCACATCTCCGGCTCGCCCGGGGCGAGCTCGTCGAGGTCGATGAAGTCAAGCAGTTCGTGGGTTGTATCGCTCACGGAGCAGAGCCTCGATGGTGGTTTCGGGGAGGACCGGCCGGAGATCCGGCACGTCCGGGTGGCGAAGAAGGAAGGTCGTCGAGTTGCGGTAGAAATCGCGGTAGGGCTCGACGCTGCTGAACCGACCGCGCAGGTGGTGGAGCAGCTTGTTGTCACCGACGTAGATGGCGAAGTGGTTCGGGTTGCTCGACCCGATCGCGAGGCAGAAAACATCCGCCGGCCGGATGTCCTTGGCCGTCCAGTCGGGGAGCATCCGGAAGCCTTCGCGCTCGTGCAGCTGACGGATCAGGTCGTGCCTATCGGCTGACCAGTCGTGCGGCCGGGCGTAGGGCGTGAGCTCGATCCCGAAATTGTCGCGAAAGAAGTCGCGGCCAAGCTCGTAGCAGTCGCGCTCGGCGCTATACGGAAGGCCGACAAGGTGCTCGTAGCGCAGCGTCACTGGAGCACCGCCGGGAAGGCTGGCGGGAAGTACTGCCGGAACGGCAGCGTGAACCCCAGCGCGTCAGAGGCTGTCGCCAGCTGGAGCTCGATGAGCAGCCGGTTGTAGGACGGCACGCGCTTCACGCGATAGGTCCACTTCTCGTAGACTGGCAGGTTGGCCTTCGCGTTGTCGAGCAGCACCTTCTTGTGGACGACCGTGGCCCCGTCGAGGTAGCCGTCGTAGGCCAGCGGCTTGAACGGCGAGAGATCGATCGAGCCGTCGCCGAGTGTCAGCTTCGGCATCAGCGCGCTGCCGTCGCTGGACTTCTTGATGCCGTTGAGCGTGATCGGCAGACCCTCATAGGTCTGGCCCTGCCAGGTGAGGTCGTTGTCGGCCTTGAAATAGACGGTCCCGCCGCCGCCGGCCGGCGTCAGCTCGAACAGATCGATCTCGGCGTCCGCCGTGAGCTTCTGTGCGTCTTGGATATGTCCGGAGGGGATCGCAGTCACCGCCCAGCCTGTATGTTCGGGTGACTGTGGTGGACTAGGCCCGACTGTGGATTAGACTCAGTCAGATGCAACGAAAAAGGCCGGAGCTTTCGCCCCGGCCTCTCCCGTTCCTAACTGAATGGCCCGTTAGGCGGCGTAGACCTTGCCGGTCGCGCGCGTGCCGATCTCGGCGAGGCGCCCGGTTGCTTCCGACGCGGAGAGCAGGAGCGCCCGCATCTCCCACGGCATGCCGCCGTACTGGGTCTCGGTAAACGAGAGGTTGAAGCCCTTGATGATCTGCACCTTGGGCGCGATGTACACGACCGGGCGATTGAAGTTCGCCAGGGTGCCGACGATCTTGACCTGGAACAGGTCGCCCTCGTCGATCGAGCCGGCCGCGATCTCGGTCACGACCCACACGACCGCGTTGACCGGGAAGCTCATTCCCGCCGGGATCGGCGTGTCGGTGATGTCGATCGTGTGGACACCGCCCGCGTAGGTCGAGGCGGTCTTCACGCGCGCCGGGAAGATCAGCTCGGGCGTGGTCGGGTCCTGGATGAGGACGGTCGCGCCGGCTGCAACCGCACCCGCGGCGGTGCCGAGCGAGCTCGTCGCCTCGCCCGGGATCGGGTTGTCGGCGACCGAAAGCGACGTGGCCGCGGCGTTGGCGACCGCGGTCAGCTTGCCGCGCTTGGCGGTCACGGCGTTCGATGCGGCCAGGCCCGAGGCGCGCAGGATGTTCTCGGCCGAATATTCCTGGACGGTGCAGTTGATCGAGGTGGCGACGTTGGTGCGCTTGGAATCGACCAGCGCCTGGGCGATGCCGGTCGTCAGATCGATGCTGCCGCTGTCGATCACGACGGCGACTTCCTTCGACAGGCCGATGCCGTCATTCGCGGGGGTGAGTTCGTGGACGGGGGTCCCGGTGCCGAACTTCGACATCATCAGTGTCGCGCTCGACAACATGAAAGCATTCTTCTTGGCCGTCATTGGCGTAGGCTCCTCGAGGGGTGACGAAACTTGCAGATCACCCTTTGAGAGCGAGCCCCCGCGACTTCACGGAGAAGCGCGGCCACCGCAATCCACCGTTAGGTGAGCGCCCCGACGGTGATGCCCATTGCGATGACGGCCCGAGTGACCTTCCGACCGCCCAAAAGGTCGTCGGTCTGGACCGGTCGGCCGGTGATAATCTGGGACTGCTCGAAGTTCTGGCTCGTCCGGAAGTCGGTGAGTTGCCTCGCGAGCATTTCCACGGCGACCCAGATCATGCCGAGATCCTCAAGCGGGCCGTCCCGGTCCAGCTGCGTGACCGTGTCGGTGACCTTGGTGCGCCTCTCCCACTTGAGCTGGTCCGTCGCTTCGAACAGGCGCCAGCTCTGCCAGATTGTCCCCTCGGGCTGGTCGGAAGGCCCGTTGTAGCCGACGATGTAATGCGAGCCGGCCGGCGTCCTCAGAACCATTCCGGGCTTCACCGCAGTCACCGCCGAGGTGCGGAGGACATGCCGCGGGTTGATGAACACGTTGACCGGCAGCTGCTTCTGATCGGCCTCGGTCACGACGCCCATGATGATGCCGCTGCCGCCCTCGACGACCGTGAGCGGGATTTCAAAGCGGCTGTTGATCTTGGACAGACTGGCCATGTTAGTAACCCGGGTTATGCTCGATGAGCTTGATGTCGAACTTGTCGATCAGCCCACCGGAGTTGACGATTGCTTCGGGCACCTGGACGGGCTCGGCGAAGCGGCACTTCATCGCCCCCAGATGGGGATGCACGAAGTCGAAATTGTCCCAGGTTCCGTTGGCCTGGTAGAAGATCTCGAGCCGGCGGGCGTTGTAGCGCGGATTGGTGATGGCGTCGTAGAGCCCGGTGCCGCCGAGATACCAGTACATGCCCTGCAGCGTGACGATGAACGTCCGCTGGTAGGGAATCTTCGGCTTGGCCGAGAAGAACCAGCCGTTCATCGAGATGCCGTCGACCGGCTTGGGCGGCACGGTCTTCGCGATCATGTACTTCGGACAGAAGTCGAATTGGCCCGACACCGTTAACCTCCCTGTGCCACTTGCTTGATCAGCTGCTTGGTGGGGCCCCCGCGGTAGATGTCCTCCTGGAGGATCACGAGGACGTCGTTCGGGCCCATCGTCGGCTGCTGGTCCTTCGAGACGACGTAGACGTTCATGAGCTGCTGGGCGGGCGGCGGCATGACGATCTTCGGCGCCAGCGCGCTGAGCGCCATTGCCCCGTGCTCATTGAGCTGCCGCATGAAGTCGAGGCCGACGCTGTCGACCGCACGCTTGCGAACGACATACTCGCCCCGGGCGATCCGCGCCGGGACGCTGTCGCGATTGGGGACCCCGTCGACGATGTAGCGGCCGGAGAGGGCGTGGATCTCGCCGCCGTAGAGGTTGCCGAGGCCCGGAAGCGAATCGATCCCCATCCCGGCCGGCGTCGAGAGCGTTCCTGCGTCCATGTTGGGGACCGCGATGCTGCCGCCGCTGTTCCCGCTCGAGAACCCGATCAGGATCTCCATCACCTTGACGGCCATCATCTTGGCGATGAGCTGGATCAGGTAGCCGATGATGGCCTTCACCATGTGGGCGAAGGCCTGCTTCATCGACACCGTGCCCGACAGGATCTCGGTGAAGAACTGCGCGAACGCATCCTGGGCCGTGCTGAACGCCTCGGTCAGGTGCATCGAGACCATTTCGGTGAACGAGGCCGTGAGGTGATTGGCCTCGCGGTAATTCTCGATCGCCATTTGCAGGTTGGTGCTGAAGCTCTGCGGGATCAGTCCGCCTTCGAGGCTTGCCTTGAGCTCGTCGGTGTTGTTCTGAAGTGCAGTGATCTGGTCGTTGAGCTGCTGGAGGCGCTGGACCCCTGGGTCGTCCTTGCCGAGCAGTCCGACACCGCCGGCCGCATCGAGCATGCTGTTGAGCTCATCCCGCGTCGAGATGAGCTTCTTGAGCTCCGCCTCCTGGATCTGGACCTGGTCGACATCGCGCTGGTCCTTCGCCCGGGCCGCGGCGCGCTCGTAGGTCGCCTGGACATAGTCGGGCACCCTGCCCGCCAGGTTCGCACGGCCAAGGGCGTTCACGCGCGCGTCGGCCAGTCGCTGCTGGTGATCAGCGGCTTCCTCGGCGCGCTTGGCGACTTCCTCGATGGCGTTGACCATCGTGTCGATCGCCTTCTCGATCGCCTCCCCAACCTTGCGCTGGACCTCTTCCTTCTTCGCCTCGATCTCATCGTTCAGCGCGTCGAGCATGTTCCTGCCCTTGACGCTGTTCGGGTCGATCTTCAGGCGCTTCATCTCGTCCTGGACCTGCTTCGTGCGGTCCGCGATCCAGTCGTCGAGCGAGGCGTTGACCCGGTCGAGGTTGGCCTTGAACTGGGCGGGCGTCAGGTTGCGGGTCTTGCTGATGATGATCTCGGCGTCGCCCGTGACCGACGAGGCCGTGTCCAGCAGTCCCTTGATCGCTTGGTTGAGCTGAGCCTGAGCGGCCTTCACCTGCTCCGCGTCGACCGCCGCGTCCTGCCGGGCGCCGAGGTTACGGCCGCGGTGTTGCTTCTCCGCGGGGCCGTGCGGAGAGTTGCCGCTGCCGAGATAGCTCTGGGCCTGCGCGATGAGCTGCAGGTAGGCGCCCTGCACGCTCTCGCTCTTGCCCTCCATCGCCTTCGACATGACGGCGATCTGCGCCTTGATGACACTGTCGGGCTGACCGGCGAGGTTCGAAACCGTGTTCTGCAGGCTGACGCCCTTTGGCGTCGTCAGCTGCCCGACGATGTCGAGCTGCTTTCCGGCCCGGATGGCCTGACTGTTCGCCGCGACGCCTTGCGCGACCTGGCTCGTCCACTGCTCGACGAAGCGCCTCGCCGCGGCGTCCCCGAGCTTCTCGCCGGCGTTGGACAAAGCGGTAAGCGCGACCGTGTCGTTCGCGTGGCTGGCGACATAGGCCAACTGCTTCTGGATGCTGGCCGGCAGGGTGCTGAAAATGTCCCCGTTGCGCGCGGTCGCCATGAGGCTGTTCGCGGCATCGAAATGCTCGCCCTTCGAGGCGCGCTGCTGGGCAACGATCGTCGCTAGCGCCTGCCCCTGGAGCTTGAGCTCCTCGAGCCGGTAGGCGTGCAGCGCCTCTCGCAAATTGTCGAAGCTGAGCGCGGCACCGTCGAGATACTTGGCCAGCCCGTCGAAGCGCGCGATCAGCGTCGAGGTCTCGGCGGCGAGCGCCACATGGTCGGTCCGCAGCTCCTTGGAGCGGACGCCGACCCGCTCGGTCGCGTCGTCGACCGCTTGCAGCGTCTGGGTGTGCTTGTTGAACTCGTCGGTCGCCTTGTTGATGGCGGTGTTGGTTTCCTCGATCGCTTCGGCGTTCGCGCCCTCGGCGTCGGTCAGCTCCTTCTTCTGGTCGAGGTAATGCGCCATCGCGACCTGGATCCGGTCCTGCGCCTCGAAGTCGAAGTAGCCGGTTGCGTTGTAGAGCTTCTGCAGACGCTGGATCTCCGGGTCGCCGGCAGCGTCGTTGATGATGTGCAGATATTCCTTCAGCGCCTCGGTGGCCGGCTTGATCGCGTGCTCGACCCCGTCGTTGATGACGTTCTTGGTCCGCTGCCACTCGGCCGCGAGCGAGTCCTGGCCCTTGGCTGCGGCCTCGGCGGCGGCGCCGATCTGGTTCTGCGCGAGGATCTCCTCGTTGATCGCATTGCGGTTGTTCTTGAGGACGAGGTAGGCCGCGGCGCCGCGCTTCTCGAGCGAGCCGTAGGCCGCTGAGGCGTCGAACCCGGCCGCGGCGAGCCGGTTCAGCACTTCCGGCAGTCCGAGATGCGCGACGTCGATGTCCTTCATCGACAGGCCGAGCTTCTTCATCTCGTCGGAGAGCTTCTTGGTCGGGTTCTGGAGATCGGTCAGGAACTGGCGCAGGCCGGTGCCGATGGTCGAACCGGACTTGATGCCGGCCTGGGCCATGACGGCCATGGTCGCGGTCAGCTCTTCGAAGCTGATATTCTCGTCGTGCGCGGTCTGGCCGGCGTATTGGATGCCGAGCGCGACCTGCTGGAGGTTGAGCTTCGTGCGGTTCAGGGCGACTGTGAGGACGTCGCTGATGTGGCCGGTCTCGCCGGCCTGCAGCTGGAACGAACCGATCGCCGAAGTGATGACGTCGGTCGCGCTCTGGATGTCGACACCAGCCGCGGTGGCGAGGTCCGAGATGCTCTTGAGCGACTGCACGATGTCGCCCTGGCTGAAACCGGCCTGGGCAAGCGTCGTCGCGGCATCCGCGAGGTCGAGCGTCGAGAAGCGCGAGGTCTTGCCGACGTCGGCGACCGTGTCCGCGAGCTCCTTCATCTGGGTCGCGGTCGCCCCGGAAATCGCACCGAGCTTCTGGATCTTGTCTTCGAACTGGATCGAGTACTCGATCCCGGCCTTCATCGCGCTGACGGTCTCGAAGATGACCGAGGCGGCGGTGCCGTAGGCGAAGGTTCGAGCGAAGATGCCGCTGACGCCGGTCGCCCCGAAGAGACCCGGGGGCGTCCTCCCGCCCCCGCCGCCTCCGCCGGGCGTCCCGGGCGAGCGAATACCGGGCGGCAGCGGAGGCCCGATCGTGCCGGGCTTCGGCTGCGCCTGCTGGATCAGCATCCGGTTTTCGTTCTCGAGCTGGCGGACGCGCTGATCGGCGACGGCCAGGCGGGTCTGATCGAGCTTGAGCAGCTGCTCGGCCGAGCTCCGCTCCTTCATGGCGAGACCGTTGATCTGCTCTGCGCGAGCAGCGATGCGGTCCTCGAGCTCGGCCTGGCGGGCCCGAGCGGCTCCGAGGTTCGCCGTCGAAAGCAACTCCTGCTCGGCGGCTCGCGCGGCTCGAGTCTTGAGCTGGACGGTGGCGGCATTGGCCACCGTCGACGTGGCGTTGGCTCGTTCTTCCGCGGCGATGCGCTGGTCGATCAGCCGGATGCGCTGCTTCTCGAGCTCGATGACCTGGAGAAGCGTCCGCTGATCTTCGGCGGTGGTGTAGGGATTGCGGGCAGCAGCGCGGAGAGCACCAAGCTGGCTCGACGAGTTCGCCCGCATTGCAGTGAGATCCGCCGCCTTGGCGATCTCGACCTCCTGCTGCATCCGGTCGCGGCCGAGCTTGATGATGTTCTGCTCGCGGATGCGCTGGACGGTGGTCTCGTTGGCGAGCATCTCGGCCCGCGTCTTCGCGTTGACCTTGTCGACCGAGGCGAGCTGGACGCGCTCGACGTCGGCCCACATCTTCGCTTCCTGCGCCGCCTTCTTGTTGGCGAGGTTCGTCTCGAGCTTCTCGCGCGCGGCATAGGCCGCGTTGATCTCGCTCTGCTTGGTGAAGTTCGGGTCGAGCTTCTGGATGTTCGCCTGGAACCGCTCGAGCGTGCTGACCGTCTTGTTGAAATTGTTCAGCGTCTGCTGGAGCGAGCCACCGAAGGCCTCGGCGGCGGCTTTGGACCCTTGCTGGATCCTGGTGACCTGCTGTTGGATGGAGCGAAGACGGGTTTCGATAGCCGAGATGGCGCGATCGACAGCACCGCCGTCGGCATCCAATACCACTTCAGTTTCGAAAGTGCCGCCGTCTCGCATCCCCACGGTCTCAACCGGAGTGGGGCACCAAATTCACGGCTGGCTTGTGGATTAGCCCTCCACCGCGGTCAGATTTCGCGGTGGAGGGCCCCGTCCCCGGGAGATGTAACGATCACCTCCTTTCGCAGCCTAAGCTGAGGGTGATCTAATCGCGCGGGATGTCAGCCCGCACGGGAAAAGGCGTCAACCAACATTCAAGGCCGCGTTCATCGCCGCGAGGGCGGCGTCGTACGACGGTGCCTCGGCGAGATCGGTGTAGTCACCCTTGGCCGGCGTCGGCCCGTCCTGCTTGTCGCCGAAGATGCCGGCGACCACCTGGGCGAACGCCGTGTACTGACAAAGCATTCTCGCGTTGAGCTCACCGAACTTGAGCTTCATCCGGCCGATCAGCTCGTAGAAGCTAAGCCGCCAGTAGAGATCCTCGAGATCGCCTTCGTCGACCCCGAACGCCCAGCAGATACCTTCCTCGAACGTCAGCTCTGAGAACCATTGTTCGAGGGGGCGGACGGGGCTGCTGCCTTGAATTGCTCGCTCAACTGCTTGAGCCCGCCCGCCGAGGTCGCGAAAAAATACAGGAGGTGTCCCGTGACCCACTGAAGGAGCTTGTCGACCTGATCCGGATCGTCGAGGCCGATTTCATCGACCGGCTTCAGCTCGGTCTCGATGTCCTTCACCATTTTCTTGATCGGCGTCATGCAACGCCGAACGATATAGTCCCGGGTGTACGGGTCGGAGAGCACGGTATCGATCACGGCTGCGGGATCGGGGACGGTGCGCTGCAGGTCGTTGAACAGCCCGTAGCTGAGCTTCACCGTATAGTCTTCGCCGTCCTCGAGCTTGACCGTGCAGGTCAGGGGTGGCCGGGTAAAGCCGGCGGCGGTGGCCGCGGTCATCCCTGCACCGCCGGGTCGTCGCGAACGATGCGGTCCATCAGCATGTTCCGCAGCGCTGCGTCGAGCGAAATGTGCTTGCCGAGACCGAGGCGGAGAAGCCGGTTGGCGAGCTGGTTGAGAGGGATACCTTCGGCCTGCGCCTTCTCGGCGAGTTCGAGGTAGAACGGGGTCTCGACGCGGAGCGTGAAACTGCGGTGGCTTTGCTTTGACATAACCGCGCCTTACGGTGGACCGCGGTTGCCGGTGAATGTCGTCTTGTGGATTAGCGCGTACGACCGACCGAGCCCTGCTCCCACTTCCAGCGCGTCTGTGCAAAACCCTGCTCGATCCGCTTCGCCACGGCGTTCGGAAGCGCCCTTGTCAGGAAGAAGCCGAGGAACGGCTGGATGGTCGGCCGGAACGGCACGCGGACAGGATCGCCGCCGAGGCGCCAGGCGATCGGGTCGCCGAGCATCGAGAGAAGCCCGGCGTGCTGCGGGTTCGAGCCGAAACTGCCGAGCGAACCCCCGGCGAGCGCCGGCAGCATCTCGGGCGTGATGCGGCTCATGGCGGCGACGCGGATCGTGGCGATGCCGATCCTCGTCCCCGCGCTGCCGTAGGGCATGTTCAGGAGGCCGAACGACTGTTCGCCTTTCTCGAGGTCGGTGTGCTTGAGCACGCTGACGGTGATGCCCCCGAACGCCGCGGTCCAGGTGCTTCCTGATCGAAGTGCGTCGAGGCGGCTCGGGGAGTGCAGCCGAAACCAATCGGTGCTTCCGCCGTGGCGAGCCCGCCACTTCAGATAGTAGGGGCTGCGCGGCGTCCAGCCCTCGCGGACCAAACCCCTCAGCGAGACGCTCTTCACCTGGAGGCCGAGCTCGCGCATCTCCTCGGACTCGGGGGCCACCGTTCCGAGCGCGCCCGTCGGCCCGGAGTTGCGTCCGGCAATGCCGACGACATGGGTCATGAGGAGCCGGGCCATGTGGTCGAGCTCGCGCTGGACGTCCGTCTGGATCTGGCTTTCAATATGGTCCCTGATCAGCCCGAGCGTGCTGTTCCCGTACTGGACCGCCACCTGCTGCACGAGCACGCGCGAGAAGTTGCCGAAGTGCTTGCCCCCCGGTTCGACCGACGCCTTGCCGGTTTGCTGGTTGAACCTGAACCGAATTCTTAACGTGGACATGGGGACTCCGCGGGGTCACCGCCTCTCAAATGGCGAAGCTCTACAGCACGGTCTATAAGTCGGTTCTCCGCGCGGTGAACGACCTGATCAATGAAATTCAGTCCACCACCGGCAAGTTTCCGGACCTCGCCTACTGGTCGTGGGAGGATCGCTTCGACGAAGAGACCATGCCGCGGGTGCCGCTGATCGGCGTCAACGGCTTCTCCTTCGACGAGAACTTGGGCCAGTGGACCATCCGCTTCGGCCTGACCATCTCGACTGTCGACGACGCGAACCTGCTCGACGAAGCCGACATGATCGACGTCATCTTCGATGCCTTCGGAGAGAAGAAGAAGATCCCGCTGCTCGATCCCGGCGACGGGACACAGACCAACGAGCTGGTCTCGGTCCATTGCGAGGTGCTGCCGATGGCCAAGACGGCCCTTCGGAATTATCGCTCAATTGGAATTGAGCTGCTCCGGACTGGGACCTGAGCAACCCCTGAGCTGGGCGGCGCCGTCTGCCAGTGCCGTGTTTAGCTCGTCGAGGTTTCGCTCCGTCGCCATCAGATAACCGACATCGACGAGGACGCCGTTCTCGACGACAACCCCGTCGCTCGTGCCCCACATCCAGCGGTCCCTGGAGTAGTAAGCGAACGGCCGGAAGCCGTCGTATCCGCCGGCCCGGTTGGGGCGGTTGATCCGGCCGCAGACGACGCCGTCGCCTTCGCGAACGTCGCTGAACTGCACAGCTGAGGGATTGGGCGTCTGGCTGGCCAGAACTTGCTCGGCCTCTGCAACGAGGGAGGCCGCTGCCAATAGCGCGAACATCATGACCCCGGCTATTAACCGGTTTGGTCGTTTCCTACAATCGGGTCGTTGCGAACGGCCGTCACGAAGATCAAGCCGTAGTTGGCCGACGGGTCGTAAGTGGGGTCCACGGCGAGGGCACCGTTCTGGACGTAGAGCTCGAGCTGAGCGCGAAGCTGATCCCAGTCGACCTTGCCCCGCTGGTACTGATTGGTGCCCGAGCTCTCCTTCGAGGCCAGGCTGACCTGCAGGGGCGGAAGGATCGGAAGCGCGGCGAGCGCCTCGATCGCGTCGCAAGCGAGCTGCGCCGTGTAGCCGGTTGCCGCGGCGAGCTCGGCGGCTCCGACAAGCTCCTGGAAAGCTTGGTAGGCGGTTGCCAGGTCGATACTGTCGTCGTCGAGCTCTTCGTCCTCAAGCCCGAGCTTGCGGCGGACGCCCTGCTCGGACACGCCGAACGGAAGGAAGATCTCGAGCCGGTAGCGGTGACGCCCGTTGTGGAGCACAGCGCCCACCGTGTAGCTCCACTGGAGCTCGCGAGGGCTCGACACTGCACCAGCTTCGATGGTGTTCTGGGCGCCCGTCAAGGCAATGATCGCGGACACGCTGTCCACGGCCGGCGTGACCGCGCCGCTCGCTACGGTTGTGCCCGTTCCGTCGAGCAGCTCCCAGGTGATGTCACCGTCCGGGAAACCGTCCGAGAATAGAACCGGCTGGGTGAGCGGCAGGCCTGAGCGCATTACTTATTGCGCTGCCGACGCGGCTTGGGGGCCTCCTCGGCGACGGTCTCCGTCTTGGACTCGGGTTCCGCTTCGGTCGCGGGCTGGGTCTCCTCAGCCTCGGCCTCCGGCTTCGGCAGGTCGCCCTCGAGGACGCGGAGTTGGCCCGCGTCGATGCGCTCCTGGATGAAGGGGTTGAGTTCGACCTCGGCCGGCTGATCGTGCGGGATGAGGGTGCGGGTCAGGCGGTCCATCAGCATGAACGAGCCCGTGGTTTCGACGAGTATCTTCATGCTCGTCGCCTAAGCTCGGCATCGGCCAGGGCACTAGGTCGAGCTGTGGATTAGGCAAAAGAAAAGCCCCGGACCTTTCGGCCCGGGGCTCTCTTTGGTCAGGTCAGGCTGACTTAGCCAGCCGGGACCGCGTCGAGGTTGAGGATGCTGCGCGTGTCGGCGAAGACCAGGCGGTAGCCGTGGTTGACCGTCTTCACGAAGCGAACCTTCTGGTTCTCGAGCGAGCGGATGGACTCCTCGATGTCCGAACCGTTCTCCTTGAGCTCCTCGACGGTCTCGCCCTTGATGATGCCGATCAGCTTCGCGGCCGGAGCGGCCGAGCTGACTGCAAACTTCACGTTGGACGAGAAGCGCGGGTTCTCGATCGCGGTCTGGACGCCGGCCTTGGCGAGGATGTCGACGAGCGTCGGACCTTGGGCGGTCGTCGGCTTCGCGAACATGCGCTCCCACTCGAACGCCATGTCCCAGTTACCGATCACGGTGTCGACCGGGGTGCCCGCCTGAGCGCGGCTGATGAGCCACTTCAGGAAGATTTCCCAGTCCAGCCGGCCGGCCGAGACGGCCGCGTTGTCGACGATCGCAGCGCCGAGGTCGGAAGCGTTCACGACCGGAGCGGCGGGGTTCACGCCGTCGCCGTTGACGAGCAGGTCGGTGACGATCGCGACCTGGCCGATCTGCGCCTCGCGCGCGACGCGGTTCGCGTACGGAGTCACGACGTCGAGGCTGACGCGACGCTCGAATTCGTAGGTGAACTCATAGCCACCGCCGAACTTGTGGAACGTCACCGACTTGCTGTCGGTCTTCAGCGTGCGGATCGGGATCCGCGCGCCCTCGGCGATGACGCCAGTCTGCTGGTAGTCAGCTTCCTTGTCGTCGATCACGCGGGTGATCAGCTCCACCGAGCTCGTGCCGCGGCTGTTCGCGAGCATCGGAACGACACTCTCGATCTGGTCCTGGCGGTAATTCCACTGGACCATGTCCTCGATCACCTCCGGGAAGAAGGCGCGAGTGCCGGGCTTGAACTGGAACGTCTCCGACGCCGCCTGGAGCAGAACGCCCTGGTCGATGTCGTCGCGCGCCGGCAGGCCGAGGTACGCAAGAGCGCACTCGTAGCCGTTGAGGCCCGCACCCTTGTAGGCGCCCTGCTCGGGGTCGATGGCGAGGCGGCAATAGTCGCGGACCGTCAGGCCGGCGTTCTTCGCAGCCGCGACGAGCTTCTGGCCCGCAGCGGTGCTCGCGGCCGGATTGTCGTCCAAAAAGCCCGCGAGAACAACGTCGACAGGCCGACGATTGCGGGCGATCTCAAGCAAAAGGGGATTCATCGGTCTGGGGCCTTTCCGTTACAGAGACTCGACGACGACAAAGTCGGTGCCGACTTCGACGACGAGGTTGGTGATGGGGTCGGTGCCAGCGACCGCCTTGCGGGCGTTGCCAGCGATGGCTCCGCCGCAGACCGAGTCACCGACTGCGATGCCGTGACCGACAGCGGCGGGGAGCTTCTCCTTGAACTTCCGCTGCACCGCGCCGGTCTTGCCGGCGCCCTGCTGCGAACGGTCCTCGTACGTCTGGAGACGGCCGTGGATCTCGTCACCGTCAGCGGCGAGCTTCATCGTGCTCGCGGCGGTGGTGTCGAGCGTCAGCGCCGCGCCCAGGTTGTCCTGGGTGACTGCACCGCTGATGTTGTAGGTGAAGATGAAGTCGTCGAACGGGAACCCGTAGGAGACGACAGCGCGGGGATCGAACATTTCTCAGGTTCTCCTTATCGACGCGGGGATTTGTAGGCGGACAGGCTTGCGGCCGGTTTCACCTCGGTTTCGCCGGCGCCGCCTTCCGAGGCGCCACCAGCGGGGATGATTGCCGTGAGACCCTTGGTCTCGGCATCGATCGCAGCCGTCAGATCGGCCACGGTCGTCGGAAGATTCTCGGTCGCCTTGCCAGCCGCGGCGAGCAGCTTGGTCAGCGACGCGGTGAGCCACGCCGTCGCGGCCTCGGCCTCGTCGGCCTTGCTGTCGCTCTTGGCGGTCTCGAGCTCGCTCGTCAGGCGCGTCACTTCGGCCTGGGCCGTGTCACGCGCGGCGATCGCTTCGTCGCGGGCCGTGTGTGCGGCGGTCAGCGCCGCCTGGTGGCCTTCGGCTGCGGCTTCGAGGACGCCGACCTTGGTCTTCGCCTCGATCAGATCCGCGGTCAGCTTCTCCGTGTTCACTAGGTCTTCTCCTCTTGATGCCTGACAAACCAGGCCGTCGATTTCGAAACCCCGAGCAGCGAGACGCTGCGCGGATGCAGGCGCGAGCTTTGAAGCCGAGCGGCCAACAATTTTAGGATTTGCGGCTGCACCGCGGGCAACCAGGCTGAGCTCAATGAGATCGGCGAGCCCGACCATGTTCACATGGACCCCGTCCTCGCCGACCGTGTGATCGTTCGCGCAGGTGCGGGTGAAGAAGTTCTCGAAGTTCGCGCCCTCGCCGAGATAATCCCAGCCGCACTCGGAGCAGAGGTACGAAGTCGGCAGGAACGAGATCGAGACCTCGTCGATGATGCCCTGGTCGATCTTGCTGGCGAGCTCGGCTTCCGAGGCGTCAAGGTAGAAAAGCGTACGGAGCTCGAAGCTGCCGTCGTCGGCATAGTTCAGGCCCGCGTCGAACACCCGCCCGGTCGGCAGGTTGACCATGTCGTGGTTGAGCTGGAGCGGGATCGTGAACCCGCCGTCGATCTTGTCCTTGATCTGCTTGAGCGTCAGCGGGGTCGCAACGGCTCCTTCCCAGATCGTGCCCTTCTTGCCGGGGAGTGGTTTGTTGTTGAGCGAGATGGCCTCGAAGACGGCGATGCCGTCGAGGTTCACGTCTTCGCCGACGCGATCCTTGATCAACTGCAGGAGTTGCGGGGTGAGCTCGAGGCGCTTCATGCCCTGAGCGCCTACGCGGGTGGTCACGGCTCCTTCGAGCAAAGAGCCGTCAACCGCTGTTCACCGCGACGCGGCGCGCCCCGCTTTACTCGCGGCAGCAACTCTCGTTAGGTGCCCCGATGAAGCGCGGCGGTCAGATCACACTCGGCTTGGCTGTCTTAGTCGTCGTTGGTTGCGTGGTCTGGCACGAAGACAGACCGACGCTGGCTGAGCGACGCGACCAGATCGTCAGGGACGCCCCGCGGTTTCCGAAGGGTCAGGTGCTTCTCATCGGCGACAGCATCACACAGGCGGAGAACATTTCGGAGCTATGTGGCCTCCAGGTGCTCAATGCCGGCATCGCCGGAACCCGCGTGGAGCATTGGCTGAAACTGGCCCCTTGGTTGGTTCGGACCACAAAGCCGAAGATTGTCATCTTTGCGCTCGGCACGAACAACGCCGCGACCGCGCACCCCTTTAATCTTCAGACGTGGGCGAAGGAATACCGGAGCATCCGACCGACAGGCTCCTACGTCGTCGGCTTATGGCCAGTCGAGGAGACGAAGAACCCCGCCTATTCCCAGAAACGAATTGCCCTCATGGATGCCGCGCTCTCCAAGGAGCCGCGCTATATCAAGCCCCCGACCGTCCCTATGACGTGGGACGGCGTCCATCTCACACGGCAGGGTCGGCGACTATGGGCTGACAATCTCCAACCCATCTGCCGCTGATCATTGCTGGAGATCCCGCGGGGACGAGCCGGTGCTCACGACGCAGCGGCCGAAGAAGGCAATCTTGCCCGCCGCGGCTCCGGCATAGAGCCTGATTTTTCCGGTATTCGCATCGGCGGGGATCTGCTTGGTGCAGAGCGTATAGCTGACCCAGCCGTCGACCGGCTTGGCGTTGAAGGCCTTGACCCAGCTGTTGCCGTGCGTGAGGCCACTGGTCGGACTGTCGTCGAGGAACTGGATCTGACCCGAGACCAGGTCAGCCGTCGCGCCAGGGATGTAGACCCGCGTGTAAAGCGCGAGCGTCAAGCCGCGGTAAGGCACCAGGTTGAAGCTTGCCTCGACGTAGCCGTTGCCGACGACCTTAAGCGAAGCGGCGTCACCCTTCTCGGTATCGACCTGCTCGAACGAGTGCGCGCAGGTGACACCGACAGGCGTCCAGCTATCCGGATGCGATGGGTCCGTCCAAGTGGCGAACAGCGGATTGGGACCGATGCTCGCCGCCACCTTCGGCTGATTGATCAGCGGAGGTGCGACCGAGCCAGGCGCCGCGAGGAACGCCATGATGTCGGGCCCAGCGCGGTCGACGAACGCCTGGACACCCGGCGCCGTAAGGTGGACGTGATCTGTCTGGAAATAGGTCGAGGGGTTCCCGTCCGCATCGAACTTAGCCCTGACGTCGGTCTTGCCGGTCCCGTCGCCGTAGGTTGCGACGACCGCATCGAGCGCCGTGACCACCGGCAGGATCGAGGTGCTGCCGGCGATGTTGACTTCGTAGGTGCGGACGTAGAGCTGCGGCGTCGTCGGGAAAGCCTTGCGGAGCTTCTCAGAGAGGCAGAACCAATCGCCGCGGCGGAGATAGCCGGCCGGGTCAGTAACGGCGTTGACTGCAAGGTTCTGGCCGTGGTTGACGAAAAAGGCGTCGATGTGCGGGAGCGCGCCGATCGAGCGTGCCCAGCGTTCGCCCAGGAAATAGTCGGGCTGCGATCCGCTGACCGCGAAGTTATAGACATAGATGCGCGCGTCGGTCGTGCCGGTCGAGAGCCGCTGGATGCCAGTCAGCTTGTCATACTGCCGGTCCCACTCGAAATAGAACACCGAAGCTTCGGGGTGATTGGGCACGAAATAATCGGTGGCGATCTTGAAAGGCGGCTCGATGAACACGGTCGCGCCGAACTGGTTGTCACCCGTCGAATCGCTGTTCCAAGCATAGATCTTGTCGGTCGATCGCGGCTTCTCAACGGGGTCGTGGACACGACGGAAATAATGATGACAACCCTCGCGGTTCTGGGGCTCGGCGCCCATCAGCATCATGCCGCCGAAGAAATCCGTCGTCGCATCAGCGTTGTAGCCACCCGGTTGCCTCGTGATACCGTTCTGACCGGCGGCGTTCAGCACCACCGTCATGGTCGGGACCGTATCTCCGGCGACCCATGCGGTTGCCTGATCGGTGCCGTGGACAGTCTCATCCGTCTGGCGGACGCTGATCACACCGGCCGAATCGATGAGGCCGCTGACGGCGTCCATGCTCAGCGGGGGGCAGGAGTATTGGCACGTCACCGCGGTCTTGCGGCTGACGGTGCGCGGCGGCGAGACGCCGGTCGTGTCAGCCGCGAGCTCGGCAAGCGTGGAGTCGGAAAGATAGAAATAGTTGTTGTCGTTCCTGTAGAGACCCAGGATCACTCGTCCGTTGGTGCCACCGGTAACGTTGTGGCGCATCCCGCAGCAAATGAACGCCGGGATGACGAGCGATTGCACCGTGCGCGAGTACATGCCCGTGCCGAGCCCGCAGACGATGCGCGGCACTCCGTCGATGATCTTGAACGTCGGCTTGTTTCCGGCATTGGCCTGGATCAGGTCCCAGCTGGGGTCACCGAGCGCATTCTTGATGCAGCCGACGGTCTGCGAGCCGTCACCAGTCGTGACGGGGATGGTCGCTGCCGCGTCCTGAAAAACCATCCGGCGCCATTTGCCGCCGGAGAAATCCCACAACGCGCCGGTCTTGCCGCCCGCGAATTCGGAAGCGGGGTGGTAATCATAACGCGGCTTGTTGGTGATGCCGACAACGCTCATCAGAGATCCGCCTCCGCGTAGAAAGAGGCGAAATCGATGCCGACCGCGAGGGCGGTGGCGTTGTTCGCCCGATAGCAGCGCGCGCCGAGCAGAGTGGTGTTGGCGGGCAGCGCCGTGCCCGCCACGCCCGTGAGGACACCGGACGCCACGTCGCCGGTGTTCAGCCGCTTGACGTAGTAGGCGACCTTGGTCGCGTCGTCGGGGCGGGCATAGAAAATGACCAGATAAGCATCCGTCGAGAGCCCGCCGGCCGGGAAGTTTGCTCCAAGATCGATCGGCGCCTGGGCGGCGGATCCCCCGTAGACGATCTGCAGGTTCGCACTGCCGTTGCACTGCGCGACGCCGAAGCAATTGGTCAGCGTGTTCGGGTTGGTCGTCGCCCCCGGTGCCGCGGTTGTGTTGATCATGCCGACGAACATGTGTGCGGTGGCGACCGCTGCCGCGTCGCTTGGCACGAACCGAAACGCCACAAGGTGACCGGCACCGTCAGCGCCGCCGGTCGTGAAAGCGTTGTTGGCGGAGACACCATTGTAGAGGCCGGCCGCGTTTCCCGCCCCCGCCGCGCTAACGTAGCCCACGCGGCGCAGTCGAGTAGCACGGCTGGTGGTCCCGAAGGCGCGATTGGTGACGGTGCCGACCGACGTCCAGCCGGTCAGGCCGTTCACCGTCGGCAGGCTGGCGCTCGCACCGACCGCTTGCGACCAGACGATGCTGTTGAAACCGAAGTGCGTTTGCATCGAACGGTAGATGCCGTCCTCGCCGCGCGTGCGGAGACGCCCCGTGCCTCCGCCACCTGCCAATCGGTCCGCCATCAAGGCCAGCTGGTCGACGCCAGGGCTCACCGAAGGCGTCGTGCTGTCGAGACGAAGGTTGCCGTCCACGTCGATGTCGACCGCGGCTGCGCCGTCAGGGGTCCCGGCGTTGTTGAACTGGACGTTGCGGTCGTTTCCGCCCGCGCCGATGTAAGCTCGAGCGGCAGCGGCGTCGGCGAGCACCAGGAACCCGCGGCCGAAGCCACTCGTCGTCAGCGCGGCGATCGCGGCCAAGTCCGCGTCATACGCCTGGACGTCGGTGCCGATCACCAGGCCGAGATTGGCGCGAGCCGTTGTCGGGTTCGTGATGTCGGAGAGGTTGTTCGCCGAGAGAAGCGCGCCGGCGAGGTTATGCTCGAGGATATCCCAGCTCGCGCCAACCGCCGCTTTCGTGCCTCCGGCGTTGTCGACAACGGCGAAATAAACGTCGCCCACGTCGACCGGGTCACCCGAGGCGCCGCCGATCTTGCCGGCGACGGTCACGACATAAGCGTCGCCCGCCGTTGCCGCCGGATAATTGGGGTTGGTCGAGCAGTCCGTGCTGCCCTTGATCCGGTAGACGCTGGTGAGAGCGTTGCTGACATATGTCCGAACGGCGGCTTGCGAGGGGACGCGCGTGTTGCTGTTCGCCGCCATCAGGGGGTCGGTGTCGAGCGTTCCCGGCACATAGAGACTGTCGCCGGCCGCTTTGTCGAGGATGTTGCCCGCGGCGCTGCCGACCGTTTTCAGCGCGACGTTGTTGACACCGATAAGCGCCGGGATCTGGACACCGCCCGTCCAGTTCGCACCGGCGTAGGCCGTGAGATTGAGGTTGGACGGCTGGGCGCCGATCGTGTTGGAGGAGATGGTGATCGCGGCGCTGCCATTGAACACGGCTCCCGACGCGGCACCCGCGCCGCTGTTGTTGAAGGTCAGCGCAGCAGCGGTGTTTCCGCCCGCTGCCATCACGGCTGCGGCACGCACGCTTACGATGATCTCGGTCATCGTGTCGTTGAGACCGCTCAGCTGGATCTCGGCGCGAGCGCCCTCCGGAACGCTGACGACCAGGGCGTTGTCGAGGAACCCTTCGGGGCCGAAGTTGACCGGCCCATAGGCCAAATGGCCATCGATCAGCAGTGACAGCGTTCCCGTTCCGCCTCCCTGCACAATTTGCGCGTAAAGCCGACCGAGGGTCGTCGCGCGCATGTTGACGCCGGCGAGGTAGACGCCGTTCTGGATGCCGCTGGAGTCACTGATATGGACCCCGCATTCGATGTTGTACGAGGCCGCAGCTGCCGCTGAGGCGCTGGCTGCGGCGGCGTCCGCGTAGGGCTTGGCCGAAATAGCATCAGTGTCGGCCACGCGCTTCCAGCCGGCCGGGGTCACCGACCAGCTGTAGATACCGCTGTTGCTGACCGTGCCGCCGACGACCGGATCGGTGTGCGTGCCGGCGTCGCTTGTCGGCACCTCGGCCGTGTATCCCGCAACGGGGCCGGTCACTGCCGAGAGCGCGGCCCACGTCGAGTAAACCCAGCGAATGCCGGTAAGCCCCGTCTGGCCCGTCGTGCCCATGACGCGCACGATCGGCTGGTCGGGATGGATCTCGACCTTCGCCACGACCGGCTGGATTTCGACCTTCATTCGGTCCAGCCCACGATGTAGACGGTGCCGGCCCAGACCGGCGTCGGCTGGGTCGTGCTGTTATCGATGACCACGAATTGCCGGTCGGCGAGCGCCGCGATCGTCTTCACGTTCGCGTTGGTCAGAGTGAGCGTCATCTGCCACGGGGCGCCGCCGACGACAGCCAGGTTGATGTTGAGCGTCGTGCCGCACTCGAACGTGACCGTTTTG